AGCACGTCAGCATAATTATGGGCATCTTATAGATGCAATGATTGCCATGAAGATGGATCCAAAGAATTTTGAAAGCTACTTAATGCCTTTTAAATACGGAATGCCACCACATGGAGGATTTGGTATGGGTTTAGAGAGATTCATTAAACAACTCTTAAACCTTGCAACTGCAGATGAGGCATCTTTAATACCAAGAACTAGGGAAAGGAACTCTCATTAGATAATTTTTTTGGGTCTCCCGATATTTTTACCCTCTAATTTAAGAATTTCTAATCTCTCTTTAGTTTTTAATGAAATTTTAGCTTTTAATTCATCTGAAATTTTTCTACCGTTTCCTCTACCCTTTAATGATAATGAAATTTTTTCATTAGCTTCTTTGGAAGAAATTTTTCCTTTCTTTGCAATGGATATATTTCTTTTTCTTTCTTCCGTAAATGGAACTCCTTTATTAGCTTCACTTAATCTTTTTCTAATAATGTTGGATGGATTTAAGTACCCATCACCACCATCGGTAAGATTACATAAAGTTCCTTTTCCTAAATCTGCTCTCCCGTAAAATTTAATCCACCATACCTCTTTTTCACATGCTTCTTCCCAAGATAAATTTTCTTCCAATATTTCTATCTCATATCGTGTTTTATTTACAATCTTTATCCAAAAATTGTTTCTGCCGTGCTTTGATTTTGCCCTTCTATAAGAGTATTCATTCCCTACCTGGTCTTCGCCAATACCAATATAAAATGGTTCATTTTTATCTAATCTAATATGTCTATAAAGATATGCCATAAAATTTAGTTATTATAGTTTATATATTCTTATAATTTCTTTAACATTTAGTATTTTTTTAGTCAAATACTTTTTATTATATTTGTATAATAATTAATAGAAATGCTATAATATGTCTGGTATCTGTTCAATACATAGAGGAATGAAAAAAGGATGTAGTATGTGTGAAGCTACTCCAGAAGAAGTATTTGGGCCAGATTATGAGTCCCAAATAGCAGAGGCTTCTTCAGAAGGTACCATTAAATGTACTCATTGTGGATTTGATGGTATATTCAAAGCAACAACAAAAGTAGATGGAGGGAATAGATGTCCTTGCTGTAGTAAAATATTTAAACCAGAATAAAACATGGCACAGCCAAAATACGGATCGATTGAATGGGAAGAACTTTATCTAAAGAACAGAAAAGGAAATCCTGTGTGGGATTACAAAGCATTAACCAAAATACACCAAACTTCTACATCTGGTGAAATTGTAATGGCCTTTTGTAAGAATACCAATAAGTGGTTAACTGGAGAATATCCGGTTGGTGGTTTTCGTTATATGATAACACTAAGGGCAGCACTACAATTTAATGGTGTTTGGAAAACAGAAGCGGATGCACTGGCCTTTATAAAGGCCAGGAATGAACACTACGGGGAAACTGAGGATTGTGGAATAGAATTGATTCACAAGAAAACTACCGATGAGGATGTATTAACAGCATTAGTTGGACATTTTAAAATGCCATGATAGAATTAAAGCCAAATCAGCAACCATTTAATTTTAAGATAGGAGATCTAGTTTTAGATCCCATGTATCCCGAGGTCCAATTTAAAATATTGGACCTTCCTGTTAGATGTAAAGTCTTAGGAGTAAAAGAAAGAGCTGGGTGTGTTATGGAGCTGGAATGTTCTGGCTGTAAGATGCATGGAGGTAATCCAGGATTCCATAAAATTGGTAATTTTGATTTGGCTAGCTGGTGTTTTAATAATAACTATTTTAAATTAATTCCATAAGATCTACATTAACATTTTTTTAACATTTAGAATTTTTTTATTCAATAACAATTATTTATATTTGCTTTGTAAATGAAATAAATTATAGATATATATTCTTAACAAAAGAGAGGTCAAGATAATTTCAACCCCCTTAAAACAAGATAACTTCAAATGAACGGACTAGATACATATATCTTCCCAATTTTAGAATCCTATACTGGGAATTTATCCAAAGACAATTCAGAGTCACCCACATTTATACCAAGCGGTATATGGGATGAGATTTTAACAAAATTATCCCTTTTCAAATTTCCAATAATTGAACCCGATACATCAATGTTAGCATTGATGTCCAGTGCGGCTCCAATTGATGCAGGTGTTCCTCAAAATGCAACTAATCCATATTTAGGAGCATATATTGCCATAAACGAAGAGTTTAAAAATCATAGGATAGAGAATATCTACAAATTAGAATATGTAGCTCTTTATCCAGCCATTATTTATAAGTTTGTTAAATCCGGACGAGTTGCTCAAACAACTCCGCTCCGGATTTTTTGTTACCTGTGGATTAACAGGGGAAAGCTTAAAAAACAATTATCACGTGAAGGATATTTGGTATTAAAGGTTTGGCTTAATTGGTTTTTTGGTAAAGTACCTGGATCCTTTCCAGAAGTAAACACCCACGAAATAGTCAGTGAAGCAAAACTAACATTGATGCACGCTGTTTCGGCTGCAGACCAATGGTATTATGTAGATACTGATGAAATCTATTTTCAGGCAGAGGATGTAAAGGCTTTTGAGAAAAAAGCTAAATTACCTGATATAGAATTTGAGATTACAAGTATTAAGAAAGCGGTTTTCTTCGCTATTAAGAAATATGTTATTGGCGATGAGAATACTGTTATAAAAGGTTTTAAATTACCAAAAAAGAAGTAATATTATGAGCGACGAAAAAAAATATGAAATTGGTGTCATCATAGGTCGATTCCAGATCCATGAGCTCCACGAAGCCCACAAGGAAGTTATAGACCATGTGGTTTCACAGCACAAGAAAGTAATCCTGTTTCTTGGTGTTGCCAGAATTGATGGAACAAGGGAAAATCCCTTGGATTTCACCGCAAGGAAAAAAATGATACAGGCTCTCTACCCGGAGATAAACATCATTCCTTTACCAGACCAACATTATGATGATGTTTGGAGCAAAAATTTGGATACCAGGATAAGGGAAGTTTACAAAATGGGAAGTGTACTTCTCTATGGCGGCCGGGATTCATTTATCCCTTCTTACAAAGGCCAATTTCCTACAAAAGAACTGGAACAAAATATCTACGTTTCCGGGACCGAAATAAGGAAAATGGTATCGGAAGATATTATGGGAGATCCAAAATGGAGAGCGGGCGTCATTTATAATGCCTATAACAGATATCCGGTATCTTACCAAACCGTTGATATTGCCTGCTTCCATAATTCAAAACCTGAAATACTTCTTTGCAAGAAGCCAGGAGAAGCCAAATACCGTTTCATCGGTGGCTTTGTTGATCCGGAAGATAAAAGACTGGAACATTCGGCCCGCAGGGAATTCATGGAAGAGACTGGAGGCAATGCAGAAATCCAGGGTATTACATATGTTGGTAGTTTCCGGGTGGATGACTGGAGATACAGAAAAGGTAAGGACAAAATAATGACAACCCTTTTCAAATGTGCCCATGTATTTGGCCGCCTGGAACCTTCAGATGATATTTCAGAATTAGCTTGGATTTCTATGAAAAAAATTAAAGAAGATTTAACGGATATTATTATAGAAGAGCATATTCCTTTAATGATGGATTTAATTGTTGATTTTGATCAAAATAAGCCATTTAATAATAAGACCAAATAAAACCCTTGTAAGTTAATTGTTGGTTTTTTAAACAACGAATAATACCACAATGGGAAATATGAAGACTATTGGAACAATTTCTAATACTTTCCCATTTCTTAATAAAATTGCCATATAAATCAAATTGTATTATGGATTTTCTATTTATTTCTCGTAAAGCATTTATATTATCAATACTAAGGGTTCTTCCTTTGGCTCTTTCTGATATTAATTTTTTACATGCTGTAGATCTTTTAATACTTCCTAATTTTTTCCTAGTTTCTACCCCTTTCATGATTTGTTGGGAATATCTTTTAGGATCTATTCCTTTTAAATATGCCCATCCACCTCTACCACCTTTTATAAGATTTAGACATAATGGATTTTTTAATAATTCTTCAGTAATAATTTCTTCCTCCCTCTTACGCATAGTAGTATCATCAGGAAGGATTTCTAAAATTTCACGGATATGATTTTCTTTGCCATATTTTTGAATAGAATTAATAATACGTATTCCAGATCCATAATATCTATCATGGATGGATCCTTTGTGCATTCCGATATAAAATTTATTAGTAATAATACATGTAGTTTTGTAAATAAAATAATTAATCATATATTATATATCTTTACCTGCACTGAACTCCGTTGGTTCACAATAGAAGAGCTAACTAAAGAAGGTGCCATCGTCGAAATCTTCGTAGAAGAACATGTTGAATTGGCTTTGGCTTTAATGACAGACTACAAAGACAAAAAACCTTTCAATAAATAATAAGCACAATAAAATGGAAAAAAAATCAAGAACAATTCCAGAACTACCCCCTAAATGGGTACACAAAACACCCCGCCTACTCATGGCGGATGCCTACACCTTTGGCTCAAATGAATTCGAGTCTCAGGAATGTAGAGATGAATCCATATATTATATGACTTTCCGCAAGGAACTTCATACGATTAAAAATGGACCTTATGTAAAAGGTGATAACCGCATGTTATTTGCCGGTGCAATCAGAACAACCGAAGAAATATTCCGCGAACCAGTTACACATGAAGAAATTGATCTCACAAAAGAGTATGTCAAGACATTCAAGGTAACTACAATGGGATTAAAACCCTATACTTTTCCGGAACAACTTTGGAGGGACATTGTAGATAAGAACGAAGGGCGTATTCCAGTTCTTGTTGAAGGCTTCCCTGAAGGCTCGGTAGTTTACCCAGGTGAACCAGTTATGCAATTTTCCTCACAATGGCCTGGCTTCGGTATAATGGGAGCTTACTTTGAAGAAGAATACCTTCACTGCTGGGCACCATCCGAAAGACTTACTCAGAGCGAACATTGGCTCGAAAGGGTGAAGGCAAAGGTAAGAAGGGTTAATCCTTATCTCACCGAAGAAGAGGTACATATGGCGGCTTCCTCAATGCTAACAGACTTCGGGGCACGCGCAGCAATCCACGCCACAGAAACAGAAATCCTCGGTATGTATAGCCTGATTACCTTCCCTGGTACAGATAGCTTACAAGGCGGATTCCAGGCCTGGATGAACAGCAATAAAACGCCGGGTTTGTCTTTAAGTGTTAAGGCTTTGGCACACAGGAACATACAAGGCTTCGATAAAGAGTATGATGCTCACCGGGCAATTTATGATGCAGCCGAAAAAGGTGATATTAACAGCAACGTAGCTGATTGTTACGATTTCTTTGACTCAGTAAGAAACAACCTTTTGCCACTGGCAATAGAAAGCAGAGACACCGGAAAAAATATCGTAGTAACTGGACGTCCTGATTCAGGCAATGCACTTCGGCAGGTACTTTGGCTTTGTAACCTTGCAGTAGAAAATGGCCTATATTATGAAAAGGAAATAGACGGCAAGAAATGGAAGTGCGGCACCTGGCTTCGCTTCATAGAAGGTGACGGTATGACATTCGAAGCAATGGATGAAATAATGGAAGCCTTAATCGACGCCGGTTTTATGTTCTGGGAATGGGGATTATTCGGTCAAGGCGGCGGACAAAGAAATAACCTTAAAAGGGATAATTTCTCTGCCAAATTTGCCCTTTGCTCCAGAGGCTTCTCCAAAATACCAGTTGTTAAACTAAGTGAGACTATTGGAAAGACAACCTTCCCTGGACCATTTAAGGTACTAAGAACCCCGGAGGCATTGGCTGCAAAAAAGACCATAGTACATATATCCGAACCAGGAGAAAGTGCAATGGGCGTATACCACGACGGAACAAATCTTGCTAAGCCATTCGGACCTATGCAATATCTCAATTTCAATGACATCAAAGCATTGGTGAGGACAAAATTCCATACAATGCCATTGAACCTGGATACACCGCACGGAGGACCAGCCAGCGATTTAATCCTACAAACACGTTTGGAGCTAATTAAGAAATACGCTCCACACAAGGATTTAGGAAACTATTAAAATCAACCAAATGTCAATAATTAGAGCTATACAGCGGAACGACCGCATAGCGAAGGCAAGAGGCTGGGATAGAACATACTGGTTTTTTGATATTCACGAAACCATGATCATCCCTGACTACAAAAAGGAAGTTACCGATTTAAATTTCTATCCTTGGGCTAAGGACGTTATGGAAATTCTCTCCAATCGACCGGAGATATGTTTAGTCCTTTATACATGTTCTTGGCCTAACGAGATAGAGAAATACTTGGCTCTATTTAAAGAACAGGGAATCAATTTTACCTACGTAAATAAGAACCCAGAAGTAACGTCCACTGCATACGGATACTATGACGATAAGCCATATATCAATGTGCTGTTCGATGACAAGGCAGGATTTGATCCCGACCGAGACTGGTTCATTTTACGTAGGTATTTTATTCTCAAATACAGGCTTTCTCCCGGGGCCAAATTCTTTGGCTGGATATATGACGGCATTACCAATTTTTTTAACCGAATACTAAAACGTAAGAAGAAATGAAAAACAAACCATTTAAAATCTTCTCTGTTGGTGAAGATGCACTAACTGCAGCAATTGTAGAAAATTCAATCTTTGGCGGCGGTGGTCAGGGAAAGCTTAAAATAGACAAATTCTCCGATGGAGAAATGTCACCCCAATTCATGGAATCCATAAGGGATAAAACCGTCTTCCTTGTTTGCAGCACCTCAACTCCCGAAAAGATACTACAACTTGAATTGTCTATTGATGCCGCCCGCAGGGCATCGGCGGCAGAGATTGTGGCAGTTACCCCTTATTTTGGTTATGCACGCCAGGATAAAAAAGAAGGAACTCGTGGCGCAGTTGGTGCGAAGGTACTGGCAAACAAAATAACAAATGCCGGAGCCAAAAGGGTAATAACCGCCGACCTCCACGCAGACCAAATTGTTGGATTCTTCGATATACCGGTAGATCACATTTACGGTAGAACAGTTTTCCGGCCATATATGGAGCTATTACCACAGGCCGATAACTATGCTATATTTTCCCCTGACTCCGGTGGTACAACAAGGGCACAGCGGATGTGGGAGCGGATGTTAGTAACACATCCCAATACTTCCTTTGGTATGCTTTATAAACACAGGGATAAACCTAATTCCATTGACAAAATGACACTCCTGGGCGATGTGAAAGGGAAAAAGGTTATTCTGGTAGATGATATGAGCGATACTGCCGGTACTATAACAAAAGCTGCTCAAATATGTATGGACAATGGCGCAGAATGGGTGGATTCATTTATTACTCACCCGGTATTAAGTGGCATTGGCAAAGAAAGGGTTGATAAGTGTGATGCCCTTCGTCATCTTATTATAACCGATACTATGACAACAACGGACTTACCTTCGAAGGTGATAAAAGTATCCTGTGCAAAAATATTTGCGGTTGTGATAGACAAAATCGTTACTCACCAAAGTATTGATGTAGTTAACGCATAATCGGTATTACAAATAAAAATGTTCAAAAATAGTTGAAATTTTTCATTGACCAATGAAAACGATTTGTTATATTTGCTTATAAATATTAATTACTTAATCGCTTACTTATTATGAGTTTTTTGGATAATTTGATTGATAAACATCAGAGGGAAAGTAAGGAACCTTTTGATAAGGCTGAATTAATAAATCAGGCCAATTTGGTGAAAAATCAATTTGAGGCCGAGGATCTTATCTTAGAAAAGGCGGGGTTTGATCTTGCCCGGAAGATAAAAGCTGCCAGCGAAGACCGATTAATAACTTGTGATAAGCTTCTTAAAATTGAGGATGAGCAGGAAGCTAATACCAAAAAGAGAAGCCGGATCCAGAAAAAGATAGCAGATTTTTTCCCAGATGGCTGGGATGCTTAAATAATTATTGCCTGGTTTTTAATGAGTTAGCTAAGCAGTAAAACCGAGAAGTGACCGTGAACTTTGTTCTATGTTGTTTCGTTGTGTTAGTGAAACCCCTGGGCTGTGCGGTTCGGGGGATTTTACTTTTTTAAAAATGAACTAAAAATGGATTTGATCGTTAAATGCAAGATTAGTAATCATAATTATGTAGCTAATCAAAATTATAAGTATGAGCCAATTAAAAGTGGTATTTTTAATATGCTTCAAGTTTTTGCTGGAAGTGGCGACGAGGATGATGATGAGTTATTTTATCCATCTGAAATGGAAAAGTTTTTCTTTTGGGTAGAAGAAACAGATATGCCGAAGGTAACATCAAATACAACACCTCCACCAAGAACCTCGACAAACAGAACAGTACCTCCATTAGAGCCAGAAACCAAATATAAAGAGAGCCCTACTAAAATTATAGATCCACATACTAAAAAGAAGTATGACGATATAATGGAAAAAATTAAAGCTCGAGAGGAACAAATAAAAACTTATCCAAATGATCCTGAAATAGAAGGATGGAAAACAGAACTCGAATCATATAAAGGGGTAGCTAAGAAATTAAAGGTTAAATTGGATGGGTAAAAAGAAAAAGAAACAAGTAGAGGAAATCAAGCATAGTAATGTTGAGGAAGACCTGTTTCCAAAGAAGCCTAAGAAAAGTATAAAACCTATTACCGAAAAAGAATGGGAATTGAATAAACATTGGTATGAGAGTGATGAATGTTCAAGTGCAGTTGTGAAATACTATTCTGATGATAATGGGATACTAATTAATAATCCGCTGAATCCTAAATTAGTTGAATTAATTAAGAGTAGGATGAAGATTTAAATATTTTAAAATGGCACGTAATATTAAACCATTTAGGCTAGAATTAGTTGATGGAACAATATTGGATAATGCTGTTTCCTTACAGGAGTTTATTGGGAGTTTGTCTGAAAGGATAGTAATTAATTCTCCTGATTTAGAAGCAGTAAAAACTAGATATAACAAATTTGCCAAATTCTATAATGAAAATGTTATGGATGTATGGGAAATAATAAAATAAAATTATGAATAGGGAGGATAGCATAATATTACTAGAGAGTAGGAAGAAGAATAAGCCAGCAAAAATAGATAATGAAAAACTACATGCAGGGGAACCAATGTATTTTTATTGTAAACATTGTGGTGCATTGTCAGATGTTCTCCCAGAGGAGTATACAGGAAAACCAAACCATGTATGCGACGATTGTCAAAAGATGGTAAATAATGGATGGCTATAAATAAAACAATTATGTCAAAGGATTTAATAAATAAAAGCAAGTGGCTGGCATTGATTCTCCGCCACCAACCGGAGAAAGCTGGTATTACTTTGGATGAGCATGGATGGGCATCCATAATAGATGTAACAGATCCAAGAAAAGCTGATATTCGTCTAAAAGAGCTAGAAGAAATTGTACTCACTGATAATAAAGGACGTTATGAATTTAGTCCAGACAAAATGAAGATCCGGGCAGTGCAAGGTCATTCCCTTAAAGACGTGGAAATTGAAATGGAAGAATGTGAACCACCAGTAATATTATTTCATGGAACGAAAGATCAATTCATGAGTTCCGTTATGAAAAAGGGATTACTCAAAATGGAGAGGCAGCATGTTCATCTATGTTTAGAATCTAATACTGCCAGGGACGTAGCTAATAGAAGGAAAGGGGAATCAGTTCTTCTCCGAATTAATGCAGGAGACATGCATAAAAATGGGATTAAATTTTACAAAGCCAAAAATGGCGTCTGGTTAGTTGATGCCGTACCTTTTAAGTATATTGAAATTTGTGAATAGTTATGAAAAGAATTAAATTATTAATATCCGGATTAATGCTTACTTATTCTTCCATGGGACAAAGCTGGTATCTTCTTACAAATCCTGCTCCCCATATTCTAAGTAATAATATGGCATTATTGAGCGATGGCAGTGTTATTATTAAAACTGTAAATGGTGGATGGCCTCCAGGAGGATATTCGGGTAAGTCTTGGAATAAACTTACCCCTGACAGTACTGGGAGTTATCAAAATGGTACATGGTCAGTAATAGATTCTATGCATTATGATAAGATTTATTTTGGTACTTGTACTAGAAGTGATGGAAAGGTAATGACTGGTCATGGCATATATTTTACTGATTCTAATGTTGCCGAATTATATGATCCATCAACTAATACTTGGTCATATGCAGATACATTCATTACTAATGGTGTTTATCCATCTACTGTTATTGGAGTACCTACTGGATTGATGAAATTTGATAATAGCTCGATATCTTTACCCTCTGGGCATCAATTGACAATGCTAACACCAGTAATCACAGGAACTATGCCATATTTTACACCACAAACATATTTTTATAAAGATACTACTTTAATTACACCACCGATTGGAACAGGAACATCTTATGGACCTTTATGGGAATTTTGTTCAGGGATGTTATTGCTACCAGATGGAAGTATTTTATTTTGTGGTGGAGGAAAATATCCTTCTATTTATAAGTAATATCAAATTGTAAATTAAATATTATGGGCTTAGAATTAAGAATGTTTGGGGTTGCTCCTTTTCAATTAGGACCAGTTCATGCAGGGATACAATTCCAGCATGCTGCTACTATGTATGAAAGAAAATTCCATACCCCTCTTTATGAGGATTGGGCAGATAATTGGATGACTTCGATAGTTAAAAATGGGGGATCTACAAATACAAGTCAGGATCCATCAAGGAGGGGTACAGTAAATAAATTTTATGACCAATGTATAGAATTGGGAATAGATGCTGTTTACTTTACCGAAATTACTATGGGAGACCAGATAACCTGTGTAGCTTTAATTGCCGACGAAAGAACCTGGGATTTGGAGAAATTTCCAAATATAGATCTGTCATTACTAGGTGCTAAGGACCCATTTGATTATTTTAATCCTGATTTTTCACTTCCCATTTTCTCTGCAATAGATCCGAAGGAAGAATATAATAAATGGGTGGAATCAGTAGGTGGTAGAAAAAATGTCTTCCTAAGGCAAGTATTAAGGCCGATGCCATTATGGAGATAATCTAATTTGGATCTTTTGATATATAAGAAAAAAGGATCCAAATGAAGCATTTAAAGGAATTCGAGGACTTAGTGTTCGAACGTCTAGGTGTCCCAAACCAGACTGAATTTTATGTAAACTACTTTCTAGCAGAGATTAAGGATAAAATTTTTCCAGTTCTAAAGAAACAGGAAAAATTTGTTCTTGAAACCAATAAGAGATTGGAAATGGAATTAAGAGCTGGTAGAGAGCCTGAACCAGTTGCTGTTCCCCACGAAGAGCTTAACGGGAAAATGGATTTCACGAAAAATCCAGACCTTAAATTTGATACCATTAATTATAAGGTAGAAATTAGTTTTGTTCCCGGAACACAATGGGGAGATGGAAAAGATGTTGCTTGTGAAGGAGCCTATAAACCGGAATTAAATAAGGCTGAGGGAAATTATAGTATTAATATTTCGTTACACCTACAATACAATGAAAACTTAGTAGAAAAAGGATTAGATGGCGTTGTTGAAGAAATTATAACAGAACTTTCTGGTACAATGTATCACGAATTTAACCATGCATACGAGGACTTTATGAGAAAATCTCATGGTGATCCTGGTTTGGTAATTAAAGGGTCCTTGAAAAACCAAATGTCAAGTTTAAAGGATTATTTTGAAGTACCTGCAGCCAAACAGTTTTTCATTTTACTCTACTTATCTATTTCAACAGAAATGAATGCGAGGGTTCCTCAATTAATTCCATCATTAAAAAATGCAGTAACTACAGCAGAAAAAATAGAAATCATTAAAAATTCTAATCAGTGGAAAATGAATGATCTATTATTGCATTTTAAGGCTGACCCCTGGTTGAATGATCTGGCAGATCAATTATCGTTTGGTGGATTACTACCTAAACAAGTGGTAATGAGAGAAATACACGGAACAATTAATGGAATGATGGACGCTATAGATAGTATCTCCAGTCAAGGACCCGAATTTATAGAGCATCTTAAAGGAATAACTCCGGACAAACAAATCTATAATTGGGACGATTTAGCAGCAACTTATGAAAAACAAGCTAAATTATCTAAACACTTAGCAAGTAGAAATCCAATAGAATTTTTTGAATACTGGCAAAGAGTGTTTAATGAAAGGGGTGAATATGCAAGAAGAAAATTGTTAAGATTAGCGGCTTATTAACGATCTCCTTTTAGCTGGACATCATTACCATCATGGTAAACGGTTTCTTCTATGGCTTTTGGGCCTCTCATTTGAACCTTATACTTATAACCCCATTTAATTTCGAAATCCCCTTTGTGGGTAACTCTACCAGATTTACGAGGTCTAGGTTTACCCCCGATTTGAAAGGGTTGCCATGTGATTATATCACCAACATTTACATCTTTCATAGTTCCATGTTCATTTAGGGTGTGTAAGTGTTTCATTCTATAGTAAATTTTATATCCAATTCACCATCATATCGTGACATAACTATTAAGGTCTGTGTTGATTGATTAAATTGGTATTTCATATCAACACCATCACATTTAACCTCCGATACAAAAATAGTTCCTTTTGGTAATTCTATTGTCTTCATGTTGTAAATTTATTTACTATACCTCTTTTTTGCGGCTATTCTTATTTTTTCTCTGTGCTCCTCTGTAAGATTTTTGTTTCTAAAAGAACTACCTAGAATATATCTATGATCTTCTGTGTAAATAGATTTATCCATTTTTCTACCTGTTCCGGCTTTACTTATTTTTCTTCTGGTTTCTTGTGTCGGTGAGTATCCTATAATACCTTCTCCTCCATCAGTAAGGTTACATAAAGGTCCGTTTCCCAAATCTGACCTACCATAAAAATTGATCCACCATTTCTCTTTTTCACAAGCCTCTTCCCAACTAAGATTGTCGAATATTATTTCTACTATATAATCTGTTTTAGAAACTATATTTTTCCAATGACTGTTTCTCCTGGACCTATTATAGGCTCTTTTATAGATATTTCCCTTATTGTTATTACATTCACCAATTCCTATATAAAAAGGTTCATTTTTGTCGACCCTTATATGTCTATATAAATATGCCATTATTGTATATACCTAAAGTTCTAACACAGGAAAGGACTGCCGTAGCAGTCCTTTCCTTCATTTCAAGGTTCCGTCCTTAGTTTAATCCGAATACCAGTGATTCGACACTCACGCTCCTCCATTTCTGGATTTTGAGGTCAAAGAAAGGTACTGTCTTTACTGCGGGACGCCCAGTACCCTTGGGATGTTTATCCGAAGGAATGCTGGTAAGACAGGTTGTACCGAGTGCGGTACGAACGGCATCTTTAGCCTTTTTAACAAAATTGAAATTCACTGGCCCTGTGGCGAGTGCTGTTCTTAGCGATGCCACGTCATTGACGGGAATGCTCTGTGTTAATGTGCTCATAAAATGATGAAATTGAAATGCAAATATAACATCCAATTTCTGAATAAAAAAATCTATTTCGAACATTTTTTAATCTTATATGTTAAAAATATTTTCAAAAATTTTGTTAAAACAACAGAGCCATTTAAAATATTTTGATTATATTTGCTGTGTATAAATTATAAGAAACGCGCGTAAGCACCAACCTAATCTATATGAATAAAATAGGACTCTTTTATATCGGGAGTATCTCTCTTTTATTAGGAATGCTTTTATTAGTGGTAGCTCCAATTTTTGGTAAGTACTTCTATTTTTTAGGTTCATTGGTAATGGTAATTTCAATAATATTATTTCTAAAACTATATTACCATAATATTACGAAAAAAAATATTCAAAAATAGTTTGAAACATTTTTTTTTATTCAAAAACAAATGATTATATTTGCTTTATAAATCTCTCAAAAAATTGCAAACACATGAGTGAAACATTAACACCCTTAGAAGAGGCCAAAGAGAAGTTAGAAGAGCAGGATGCTATCCTCAAAAAAATTCTTGTAGCTGCAACAATCACTGGCGTAACCATCAAACAAATAACAAATGAACGCTGGCTCTGTATAATGGATGGTTCATTACAGGCAGTAGGTTTTGATCCCAGATTAAAACTCGAATCTGGGCAAACCGTTCTTATTTTCAAGAGCAATACAACAACATCAATTGTTGATACCTTAAACGAAAAAGTACACGAAGGAATTGTTTGTAAGGTTGATGAGATTATTGACGAAAAGGCAATAGTAACAATCAACAACGACAAAAAGAAAGTTTACATTTCCGGTAAATTAGAGGTAAAGGCTGGTGATGATGTTTTCGTCTATGGGGAATCAATTATAACTGGCCTTTATAAAGCAGGAAAAAGTTTACATTCCGTTCCAGCAACTGGGATTAATTGGGATGATATAGGTGGGCTTAAGGCAGAAAAAGCCCTTATGCAGGAAATGATTGAAAAACCTATTGAACACAAAGAGCTCTATTTGGGATATAACCAAAAGCCACCAAAAGGTGCTCTTCTTTTCGGCCCTCCCGGTAATGGTAAAACACTTCTTGGTAAAGCACTTTCAACCTCTATCTCAAAACATTACGGTACTTCTACTAATAGCTTCTTCTATGTAAAAGGCCCGGAACTTCTTTCTAAGTTCGTCGGAGTTGCAGAAGAATCTATTCGTAACCTTTTTGCCACCGCGAGAGCATTCTACAAACAATATGGTTTTCCTGCTATTATTTTTATAGACGAGGCAGAAGCCATTTTATCCCGCAGAGGATCTGGCCGTAGTTCGGATGTTGAAAAAACAATTGTTCCCCAATTCCTTACAGAAATGGACGGTGTGGAGGAATCAAACGTTATAGTTATATTAGCATCGAACAGACCGGATATGATAGATTCAGCTATCCTCCGTGAAGGCCGTATAGATCAAAAAATCCGGATCAATAACCCAGACCGCGAAACAGCTTTAGCTATTATCGATATAAACCTAAAGAAAACACACCTGGGAGAAGAGATGGAAAAGATTAAAGCAATTTTTGTTGACGAGATCTACTCCGAAAAATATCCACTCTATGAAGTTATTGGGGAGGATGATAGAAAAATAATCCTTTATCTCAAGGACATTACTTCCGGAGCAACCATTGCAAACATTGTTACCTCTTCTATACAAAATGCACTCCGCCGGGATATGTCAGCCGCTGCCAAAAAAGCTTCTGGAATAAAATGCGAAGATGCTAACTATGCGGTAGAAAATCTTTATGAGCAACATAAAGGATACAAACACCGCGAACAGATAGAAGATTTTGCCGAGGTAAATGGAATAAAAGTCAAAAAAGTTCTCAAGTACTAAATTACATAACGATGGAACAAATACAACTACAAGGCGGAAAGGGAAATGGTACAGGAGTATCAGAAGGCCTGGAAATGGAGATTGTGATTCCTCAAATTGATGATACCATCAAAAAAATCGAAGCTGTGGAAGCCGAGGTTATAGAAGATGATTTTACCGATGAGGAAGAGGAAGCAACATTTATGATGGCTATCATGGGTGCCATATTTGGAAGCAGCAGGAAAAAAGCTGCCGAGGCCAAAAATGAGGAAGCACTCAAAAAAGAAATGGAAAAAATTCACCCAAGGTTATCTAAGATCTTAAGAGGATGCGGTTGTGGAATGTAAATATAGCCAATGCGATTGTATTAGGCATGGCAATAGGCATGGTTGCCTTAATAGTTACGAAAACGTACATATTCGAACGAATACGTGATTGGGTTCAATCCAAAAGCAACTTCTTCGGTCGATGGATAGAATGCCCGATTTGTTTTAGTACATGGGTTTCATTCTTTGGTATGTTTATCGTTGGAAAAGTTGCAGAAACACAATGGAGTATTTTAGACTGGGTAATTACCTGGTTCTTCTTGGACTTCATAGCCTGCTTATCAGCAGGTATCTTATACAAGCTCTATAAGAGCAATGACTAAATCTAATCTTTAATTCGGAACTTCTACTCATTACTAGAAACCGAAATAGTGCGTCCTAACGAAAAACTCGTAGGACGTAATAGCGGGGTAAATCGTCCGATGGACTTTGTACATAAAATTTTATTTTTTAACCAAAAACGTGCTAACACAATGGCAGAAGCAACGAAGAAAAAGGCACCATCCAAGAACATGGAGAAGATGCTGGCACTGATGGCCGAGATGGTCGGAGGTGAACTGTCCGCGGAGGAAAGTCCTGCGGATAAAAAGGAAATTACCACGACGACGGTGGAAAGCGAGGAAACGCAAACGATAATCATCCCGAAAGGCATGAGTAAGTTGGCAGCTTCGAAAGAACTGAAGAACCAGTGGGATGAAGAAGAAACCGAAATCAACATGGCGTTGGAATTGAAGGAGTGGCAGCCACGTGATGCCGTTCACGCAATTATGATTGCTTTGGAAAAGACTTTCGGGTGGATCAACGCACAGGCC